AAATGTATAAATATAGATTTAAATTCTCTATTATAGATGAGTATATTAAATATAAAGAGGCTATGAAATTATATACTTCTTATGGTGAAGCATTTTTAAAGAATTTAAGTTGTGATGAAAAGATTCACACTAATTTTCACCAAATATTAGATACAGGTAGAGTGAGTAGTAGTAAACCTAATATGCAACAAATACCTGCAGATAACAAATTTAGAAATTGTTTTATTGCTCCACAAGGTTGGAAGTTTGTCTCAGCTGATTATTCAAGCCAAGAACTGAATGTCATAGCTTTTGGCTCGAAAGATCCAGTTTGGATAGAAGCATTGAAGAAAGGCGAGGACTTACATTCAACTTGTGCGGAGCTTGTATATGGAGATGAATGGGTAAATAGTGCTAAGGACAATTGTACTTATTTTACAAATAAAACTAAATGTAATTGTCCTGAACATAAAAAACTTAGAACTAATGTCAAAACTATTAATTTCGGACTTGCTTATGGGATGGGTCCTAATAAGCTTTCTAATACTCTTAATATCGATGTGGAAAGAGCTAAAGCCCTCATTGAAAAATACTTCCAAGCGTTCCCAGCAATCAAAGGATTCTTAGATAAACTTGGGAACTTTGGTAAGAAATTTGGGTATATTAAAACATTTCCTCCTTACAATAGAAGAAGATGGTTTACTAACTGGTATCCAAAGATATGGGCACATAAATCATCTTTTATGGAGCTTGGTAGTATTGAAAGAGCATCAAAGAATACACCTATTCAAGGTGCTTCTGCGGATATGACTAAGCGTGCTTTAGTATTAATGCGTGATCATATTAAAATGACTAAATGTCCAGTTAAATTAATAATGACTGTTCATGATCAGATAGATACAATATGTGAAAATCATTATGTAGAAACTTGGGCATTTAAAATGCAAGAATTAATGGAAGAGGCTGCTAATGAGATAGTAACAAATGGTTTATTAAAAGCTGAAGTAACAGTAAATGATTGTTGGACTAAATAATTAAATTATGAATGAAGATATAAAAAACTGGGTAAATGAACTTAAAATAATAAATGATTTAAATAAAGAACATAAGAAAAAATTTATAAATTTTAATAATTATTTTAAATACAGTGGTAAAGTAGAAGAAGAAAAAAAAGAAGAAGAATTTGAAATTAATATAATTAAATCTAAAAAAATAATTGTTTATGATGATGTTGTTCAATTTTATTTCGATAATCCTAATTATACTATAGAAGAAATAGCTAAAGTATTTAAAATAGGAAATGGTACTGTAAGAGGAAGAATAGATAGATATTTTAATAATCGTAAAAAATTAGAAAATGGAAAAAATATTAAAGATGGAGAATGTAAATAAAATAAAAGATAAAGAACAAAAAAAGGCTCTTAATGCCTGGGCTAAAGCTGGTTTCTGTGGTTCTGTAATTGCAGGAACTGGCTTTGGTAAGTCTAGAATTGCTGTTTTAGCAATAGATCATATATTAAAACAAAATAGTAGAAGTAATAATAAAGCTGCTTTAATACTTGTTCCTACTATACAATTACAAGCTCAGTTTGTAGATGAATTTGACAAATGGAATGTTGATAGTAGTAAAGTAGATATAATGTGTTATCAAACTGCTTATAAATTAACAGGACATCACTATGATATAGTTGTATGTGATGAGATTCATTTAGGACTATCTGAAGAATATCGTAAATTCTTTAAGAATAATATATATGATAGTTTATTATGTATGACTGCAACATTACCTGAAGAAGAAGAATATAAAAATATACTTATGAAAATTGCTCCTGTAATTTATAAAATAAGTTTAGATGAGTGCGTTTCTTTAGGAATTGTTGCCCCATATATAATTGAATGTGTACCAGTTAAACTAACTATTACTGAGCAAGCTGAGTATAAACATGTGAATAATACTTTTGTTAAATGGAAATATGCTCTGGGACATTTTGATGCATTTGATAATGCTAAATCAATTATAAAGAACTCAAATGCAAGTCCTCAAGATAAGAAAGCAGCTGCACTATTTTATAAAGCTATAAGAGAAAGAAAAGCTATAGTAGATTTTGCTGCAAATAAAATAGTTGAATTTCAAAAATTGGTTTTATCTAATTTAAATAAGAAAATATTAGTATTTAGTGGAGCTAATAAATTTACTGATGATTTATGTAAAGCAGCATTTCCTCTTGCATTAGCATATCATAGTGGTAAAACTAAAAAACAAAAGGAAACTGCATTACAAAAGTTTAGAGACAATGAAATAAATGTATTATGTTCTACAAAAGCTTTAAATCAAGGGCTGGATGTACCTGATGCTAATATGGGGATTATATGTGGAATTACTAGTAAATCTTTATCTATGATTCAAAGAGTTGGAAGATTATTGAGATTTCAAGAGGGTAAAATAGGAAAAATTATTATTCTTTATGTTAAAGATAGTCAAGAAGAAAAATGGCTGAAACAATCTGTAAAGAATTTAAATAATGTTATCTGGAAATAATTATCATTAAAATTTGTATATTGTTATAAAATCTGGTATATTTGTAAAAGATTTAAAAATAATTATAACAAATTTTTTTATACTTATTAATTATGAAAATAGATATAGATTTCGAAATGTTAAAGCAAACCGGCATATCTGCTGATGATTTTATTTATTTGTATCTTTTACATAGAGAAGAAATTAATTATTTAAACAATCTTAATCTTAGACCAAATTTAGAAAATTTACAAGAAAAAGGTTACATTAAGCTTGGTGAAACAGCTGATAATCATATCATTAGACAAGAGTTTATAGACCTCTTTTCATCTGATTTTGAACAGATGTTCGCCGAGCTTATTAGTACCTATCCTATGAAAGTAAATTCTCCTGATAGAGGTGTTAGAATATTACATGCTAAGGATCCAGATGCTCAAGCAAATCTTAAATCAAAATTAAGATATCGAAAAATTATAGGAACAAAAGTTTATAAACATAAACATATAATAGAGTGTTTAAATAAACAATTGTTAATAGAAAGAAATAGTCTTTCTTATTTTCAAAATTTAGAGACTTGGATTAATAACCATACTTGGGAAAAGTATGAAAACTTAGATGAACATGACACAGGAGAAACTACCACAAGGATTACAAGATCCCTTTAAACAAAAAGGTTTTAAAACCATTTCACAGTCAGTTACAACTTCGTTAAATGAAGTTAAAACTGCAATGTTAGGGAATAGACGTATTTACCCTACAAAATGGGAAAGATTAAATAAAAATTTACTAGGAGGTTTACAACCTGGTAAAATGTATGTAATTGCTGGAAGACCTGGTGTAGGTAAATCAGCATTTAGTAATCAAATGATTTTCGATGTATTAGATAATAATGAAAATAAAAATTTACTTGTTTTATATTGGAGTTTTGAAATGCCTGGCTATCAACAGATACTTAGGGCTGGCTCAAAAGATATAAAAAAGGAAGTAAGTGAACTATTATCAGTAGAAAATAAATTAAGTATTGAAGATTATAAAAAATATAAGGAAAAAGTTTCTAGATATATGAAATATCCTATGTATTTTAATAATATACCTAGAAATATGGAATTTATTAAAGAAACTAATGTACTTGTTACAAATAAAAAACCAGATTATACTATTATAAATGTATTTGATCATTCAAGATTAGTTTTAAGTGATAAAGAACAAGAACTTCAAAAGTTAAATGATATAAGTAAAGGATGTATGTGGCTTCAAGCTAAAATGGGAGTTATAAATATTTTATTATCTCAACTTAATAGAAACATAGAACAAGAACATAGAGCCAAAGCACAGTATCAGCCATTATTAACAGATTTATTTGGTGGTGATAGTATTGGACAAGATGCTCATGTTGTAATGATGTTACAACGCCCCAATGATTTGTATGGAATTACAGATCTATATTGTAATGAAGATCCAATAGGATTATTGGCTACTCATGTAGAAAAGAATAGAGATGGATTACTTGGAATGATAGCATTCGAAGCAGAAATGTCCACTTTTACTATTAATGAAAGAAAAAAATAAAAATTATGAGAAAATTAACAAAAAGAGAAAGAGTAATTGAAATTTGTAAAAATTTAACACAAACTATTGATAAAATACAAGGCGCTCCTATAGAGCATAAAAATGAAGTATTTGAAATACCGCGAGCAAGAAAAAGTGCTTTAATTAGATTGAAAAATGAAAAGATAAAGAAATATAATATTACAGATGAGGAAATAGAAAAATGTGTGGTTAGAATAAAATATTTATAATTATGGAATATACATATATAATACAACCTATAGCAGTAATATTTGTATCTTTTGGAATTGGAGTAACATTAGGATCATTTTGGATGTTTTGGTTACTGAGTACAGAAAATAGTAATATAAAGAAAGAATTAGATTCAAAAAATAGATTACTAGATATTTATGAAAACATATATGAAGATGATGATTACGAAGCATATTAATTTTAAAATATAATAAAAATGGAATTACCAACAGTAAAGGTAAAGGCTAGCCGTAAATCGCCTAAAAATATGATAATATATGGTCCCCCTAAAATAGGTAAGACTAGTGTATTAGCAGAACTTAACGATTGTCTTATTATTGATTTAGAAAATGGTTCAGATATGATTGACGCTTTAAAGATTAAAGTAAATAATCTTATAGAACTTACTGATGTAGCTAGAGAAATAATTAAACAAGGAAAACCATATAAATATATTGCTATTGATACTATTAGTAAATTAGAGGAATGGTGTGAAAATGAAGGCAAGAAAATTTATATGAAAACTCCTATGGGTAAAAGCTTTGAAACAAAGAATCCAGGGATGTCAATTTTAGCATTACCAAATGGAGCAGGCTATTTATATTTAAGAATGGCTTATAAAAAGTGGTTAGATAGAATGAATTTATTAGCAGACCATATTATTTTAGTTGGTCATTTAAAAGATAAAATGCTTGAAAAGAAAGGTAAAGAAGTTGCTGTTAAAGATCTTGACCTAACTGGTAAAATTAAGCAAATAACATGCGCTAATGCTGATGCTGTTGGTTATATATTTAGAGAAGGAGATGAAACTATGATTTCA